ACTTTCTAAAAATGCGTTAAACGCAGAAGGAAATGTATTTACAGTATTTACAGGAACACAAGGACGAATTGACTTCCACAGAGCAATGAAAGACTTGTTAGTTTCTCAAGGTGCTGGTGGTGCTTCTACTTTTGCTGGTAAAGGTGGCAATGACGTTACGTTAGGTGCTAACTTTAGTGAGTATAATGTTCTTGGTAACAAGATGGTATTAGCTTACTGCCCAGTATTTGATGACCCGAACTTACACAATTCTATTTCATCTACATTTGATTCTTCAAATGAATCAGGTAAAATGGTATTTGTAGACATGGGTATGCAAAATGGTGTTAGTAATGTAGAGTTAATTGCTAAAGGTGCTGAAGGTTTTAACAGAAGTTTTGTTAAAAAATATGTACCTGGAATGGTTAATCCTTATGACTACAATTCGATGATGGCTGCTAACGGTGATGATTTCTTTGAGTGTCAAATTCTTTCTGAATCTGGACTTATTCTTAGAAATCCATTATCTTGTGGTATATTATCTAATTCGTAAATTTAATTGATGGCGCGGGGGATAATCTATTTTATCCCCTCCCCCATCTTAACTTTTAAAAAATAAAATAAAATGGCAAAACCAGTAAAATTTTTCTTTGTAAGAAAAGATGCAAATGAAACAATGGCGTTTCGCGTTGACGCAATACGCTCTTTTACCTTAACTGATGCAACCTCTCTTCTAATAAGTATAGAAGGTAAAGACGGAACTACAGATTTAGGTAATGTAGATTTAACTATAACCACAGGAACATCTAAAGATGTGATAAGAGCTATTGTACATGCAGGTCGTTCTAGTAGAAGCTTGTTTATTAATATAGCTGATAAAATAACGGGAAAGTATGTTCATAGTGGAATAACTGATGTAGAATCTACTACAGAATAAGAGTATTAATATTTAAAATATAAAAAAATGAGAAAATTTATTTATGCAAGAAACGCGGCAGATGATACTGATACGGTTATAGCGGTTCCATTTGATACTATTCGTAGTATGCATCTATTTAGTGCAACTAGTTTGAGATTGCAAATTGTAGGTGATGATGCTGGATTAGGTACAATTAGAGTTGGTATTACTGAAGGCAAAGAAGTGGAAGTTATGAAAGCAATTGTTAACTCGCAAAGAGCGAGTAGAAATTCCTTTGTTGATTTAGGAGACGATACATCTTCGGAATACCTACATGAACACATAACAGATATAAGTACTCTGAGTTACACGTCGTAATAAAAAACCAATGTGACGAGGGGGGACTTAGCCTCCCTCTAATCATTTAAAAATAGGAAACTAAGTATTAACTTTAAAAAATTATTAAAAAATGTTAGAAGTATTTAATGTAAGACGTTCAGCTGATTCAGATGATGTCTTAAAATGCCTAAATGGGCAGTTCGTTAAAACAAAAACTATCACAGCAGATGCCCAAAGCATTGAAGACGTTGAGTCTGGAGGTGTAATTTTTATGGTTGCTGGAGGTGACGACTATGTTGTCAATCTTCCAACTAAAGCCGATGGATTATATTTCACCTTTGTTATGGCAGGCGCTAGTGCAGGTTCTACTTACAGAATCAATCCTGATGACAATGCGTCAATTGTAGGATATGTTTCTGGAAATGAAGGTGGAAATGCTGATGCTACAACTGCTGATGGTTTAGTTTCTGTTTTAGATGGTGCTGATGGCAAATATATTCAATTAACTAAAGCTACAGGTCATAAAGGAAATTATATTTCTTTATGCTGTGACGGAGAAGATTGGTATGTTGTTGGAGGTACTGGAACTTGGGCTCACGAGGCTTAATTAGTTTATATACTTATCCCCTCTTCGGAGGGGGTGGGTATTATTATTATGGGGAAAGTAATATTAAAATATAACCCGTCTACTGGGAAAGTAGAAGAACACTCGGAGTCCACTTCTAAGAAGGAGTGTGGTGTATTAATTAAACAAAGCGGGCCAGGTTTGAAATGGACTAACAAACATGGACAAAAATTTAAAAAATAAGTTATGAGCAAAACAGAACACGCGGTATTTTACAGAAGTAAAAGCCCAACTAAAATGAGTTATGTCTTTTTTGGAAACTATAAAGACAAGACTGGGAAATTGCACACCTATACAGATGTTAATGGTGTTGCACACAGGGGTTTCCCTAACACACAACCTGTTATAAGATTAAATATTAATCTTGAACACCACAAATTAGTAGATGAGTTTTTACAAGGACATCCGCTAGTGGAAAATGGAGCATGGTTAAGAGATGATGCTATAGTAAGACAAGAGCAAGAAGCTAATGCAATTATGACATCTGCTAACGCTGTAATGGAAGCTGCCAAATTAAATATGGCTGAAGTTAGAGAATTAGCAAGATTGTTAGGATTAAATTTAGATTCTCGTGATGATATTCTAAAAGCACATGTATTAAAAATTGCAGCTGAAAACCCAGAGTATTTTATGAAAATGTGGTTTGATGAAGATAAGCATTATAGAGTGTTTGTTTTAGAAGCACAAGAATCTGGTGTTATTAAGTGGGAAAAAGATGTATTTAAATATGGTTCACAAACTATAGGTATATCAGAAGACCAAGTAATTAAATGGTTCAAAGACAACAAAGATATTTTTGCGTTGCTTAAAAGTCAGTTAAATGGCAATGGTGAAGTGGAAATGGACTTAGTTGAACAAAAGCAGGAGGCTACTAAGAAAAAAGTTAAAAAATAGTAGCATATGATTAACAGCGCACAAGATGCACAAGAAAGAGTCAGGCTTATATTAGATAGGGCTGACTCTCCTTGGCTAACAAATACTGAGCTAAATGGATTTATAGAAATGGCTATAAATGAATATTTACGCGAACGTATTAACACGTTTGGCGCTAATCAAAAACTGCGAGACGATTTTTCTAAATTTGTAAAAAGTGCTGTTTTTACATCAGAGCCAGTTGATACGGCTAATGATGATAACCAGACCTATAGAAGACAATTTGCAAATTATACTGAACAAGGAGTTTTTGACACTGAGACTGCAATGTCTACAACATATCCTGGTGGAGAATGGGGGGATGCAGCTTCAAATGGAACAGGGTGTTATGTTGGAGAAATAAATTTTGGAACTCTTTTAGAAGTTAAAATTAAAAAAGGAACTGCAGGTTTAGCTGAGTGTAAAGTTATGAGTATTGATGACGCGTTAAGAGCGTCAAAAGACCCTTTTAATCAACCAGGAACAGCAAATGCATATCATGCTGTAAGAGTTGGTGATTACTATTGGGTTTTACCTGGTATAACAGGAGCGCAAACAGTAATATTTACTTTTGTTTCTAATGCAAACAGTGTAGATTATATTACGTGGTTGCCTGTACACGCAAGAGAAGAAGTGTGTCAGATATCTGCAAGAAAAGTGTTAGCAACAGTTGCAGACGAAAGATTAAATGTTGCAGACAATGAAATAAAACAATTAGAGGGAAAATAATTTTGCTCCCTGCTTTGTGATGAGGGGTTAGGTTCGCCCTGCCCCTTATCTTTTTAAATATAAATTATGACTTTAAACGAAATAGCATATAATATTAAAAATATAGTAGAGGGCGGCATAGCTGGTGAAGATTCTAATTTATCTCTTACGCAGATAAAACACATGATTCATTACCATAGAGCAAATCTTTTGACAAAATACACAGATAGCGGTAGATATATATCTGATGCATGTTGTCAAACAATATCAGGTTTAAATACTTCTGGTTCATTATCTATAGGAAGAGTTATTGGTTGGCCTGGCAATAAAGCAATCAAAGAAGTATTTTTGCAACACCCAGCTGGTGGTGGTGTACCTAAAATAACAAACCTTTCTATTGTTAATCCTTCAGAAAGAGATTTTGCTTTAGCAACAAGGTTTGCTCCTAATCAGGGCCATTACTTTGCAATACACAATGCTCCAGCAGGAACTATAATGACTATGAATCCTGATGGCAGCTCCTATATAGAAGGCAATGTTATTATTACTGCAAAGGTTGTTTTAGACAACCCTACAGACGCTTCTTTAGTTGGTGGATATCCTATTCCCACTGAACTTATAGCAAGCTTAACAGAGCTTGTGTTGGCTAAAGAGTTTAATATTTATTTAAGGACATCTGCAGATAATAGCAATAATTCTGTTGATGAAAAAATGTCAAAAATGGCAACACCACAAACAAAAGCAGTGCCTAGTGCTAATGCTAGGTCAAAAAGAGCAAGAACTAGATAAGTATGAATATAAGAGATTTTAAAGAAAAATATATTTTTTTAAAAGATATATATAATAAAATAAAAAAAAACATAAAAGTAAAGGGAAGTATAAGAAATAGGCAATTAAGTTACACAGAATATAGAAATGTAATAAAAAATTATTTTGATATTTTAATTACTGATGTAGCTAGAAAAAGAGAAAAATTAAAATTGCCTAAAAAATTTGGAACACTTTATGTGAAAAAATGTAAAAATAAAAGACCCTTTCACATTAGAGTAGATATAGTAGAGAGCGAAAAAAAAGGAGAGGTTGTTAAATATAAGGTTCCTATATTGGATAATTATTATAATAAACTAGTATGGCTTAGACCTAAAAAATTTAAAAAATGTAAAGTGTTACCTTTACGTAGGTTTAAACAAGTTATTAAAGAGGTAAAAGAATATTAATATGAACGGACAATCTGGAAAAAGAGTTAGTGTAAAAAGAGTTGTTGCAACTGTTATGAGAAACATGGACATATCTGATGTTTCTAAAAACTTTTATCACTTTGTAGAATGGGCATTTGAAGCAGAAAGAAAAATAGGCTCATATAAAACTTTTGTAAAAAGAACAGCAACTATTAATATAGTTAATAAACAAGCCTCGTTACCTAATGACTTTTTAAGTTTAATAGATGTTAAAAAATCTGGAGACGCTTCTAGTTCTACATATTTTTCACAAAGTTCTGCAACTTTTCCTGCTGATACAGATAAGCAAAATAGTTTTTATTTAACTGAAGACACAATTAATGTTTCTACTAATGATGTTTCATCTTTAGATATTGCTTACTATGCTGTAGATACAGACTCAGAAGGGTTTCCTACAATAGCAGATAATCACGAAGATGCTGTTTCTGCATATATAATGTGGAAATACAAAGCTAGAGATTATTACAATGGTAAGCTTGCAAGAGCAATATATGTTGACATGGAAAGAAATTGGTCTAGATTATGCGCTCAAGCAAGAGGAAATGACAATATGCCAACTCCTATAGAAATGAAAAAAGCTGCTGCTATATGGAACACATTAGTGCCAGTTAAAAGTTTAAATGGATTACTTAATGTATAATGAGAAAAGCAGGAAAACCAAATAGTTTTTACAAAGGAATGAAGGTCGATATGGACCCCTCGGCTCAGCCAAAAGATTCATATAGATATGCAAAGAACATAAGATTAAATTCTTTTGCTGGAAAAAACATTTCAATACAACCTTACGATAGCGACAAACTTGTATTTAGTTTAGTTACAATGAATTCTACAAGTGACACATTTCCAGCGTTTTCAAACATAAACACCTGGAGTCAATTTGTTTCTGGAGCTACGTCACAAAATACCGATGTGCTATGGGAAAGTTTTTTTGCTTGGGAACCTTCAACTAATGGTGGTATGGTTTCTTCAGGTGGAATGGATTTAGTCAATTTCTTTTTAACAGGTGACGCTGCGGCATATATGAATTGGGGTGCTGCTGGACCTTATGGTATATCTGTAGAACAACTTCAAAATGAAACTGGATTTAGCGAATATCAATCTATGCAGGACTTGCAAATAGTGTTTGACCTTATGAGTCAAAATGGTGTGGGTGAAGAATCACAACTTTTTGATAATTTTATCTATCCTTCACAAAATAGCATGGTGTCTTTTTATAATTATTTTATAGAACAAAACCCTGTAATTCCACTAGGTTATATTATATCTAATGAATCAGATGCTATATCATTAAGTTTTG